TTAGGCTTTCCACAAGCTTGATCTGATCTACTACACTAATTTCTGTAAAAACAGCTTTTCCTACATCAAGCACTTCAACGAAATCAATAAACTTAACAAGCTCATACACAAACAGCTCACTAATAAGATCTTTTATAGAATTATTTTGCTCAACTAAATGAGAAAGTACTTTTTGACTTTCTTTATTGACTCTACTGTCTGCAGCAAGGGTAGGTATTCTTAATTGAACTTCTAGCCCTTCAGATTTTACTACTTTTGTTAATTTAATATCGAGTTTAAACTTTGTTTGAATTACTTGCTCCAGGTCGAATTCAATGCTCTCTTCGTTGAGAGTGTCTGATTTAACAGCGTTCTTAATTATTGTGCCAAAAATATTTTTACGTAGTGCAATAGCTATTGATGGTCTGTCTGTAACAAGCAATTCAATATTTTGCTCTTGGCAATTTTCTTTAATTATAGTATTAAGAATATTATTAAAAGAAATGCCGGGTATATTCTTATCAAAAGAGGCTTTGATTATTTCTTTTTGTTGTCTTATGTTAAGTGGTTTAAATGGCACTTCTTTATCTAAAGAAGGTATATACACATCAATGCCTTTACCGTTAATTTCTTTAAGCTTTTGAAGCAATAGATCTGAACTCATTACAATTATTTAAAGGTTAAGGCTGTGTTTGCAACGGCATACTAGATTTTTTAGTCGATTTTTCCATCTCTTCATTTTGACTCTTAACATCCTTGGCATAAAGAGAATATAATAAAAGCGATTCAGAGGGAACTAAGTCATAAAATTCTGTTATGCCAAGCTTAACTTTATTGATCAGTACATATATTAATTCAAATAAATTTTTTAAATCTTCTGAATATACCAGCTCCAAAAAACCTAACATGGAGTTGTTAAAGAAATTTAGTTTTAAACTGTTAAGTTCTTTTATATAATTATTAATTTTAAGAAAGTTAACATCTTCACAACTTTTCTTACTCTCATTTAAAAAATCTATTATTTGGGTTAAAAAATTTCCAGATATACTTTCAAATATTTTATTTTTTTCTTCATCATTAAACGATTCAAAGCTAAAGTTTTGATCATCTATTTTAACTAACTTTATACAATGAAAAAATATGTCATCAAAGTTTTCAATATAAAGTTTTGAAGGTATACTGAGATACACATAAAAATTATCATCAATCTTAAGTTCTTTTTCTTTAATTAACTTAGCTTCTGTTAAACTCTGTATTTCATGAAAAATGTTATATGCAAGTATTTTATTTTCGTTTTCAACATTTATTTTAAATTTTAATTCAGGGTTTATATTAATTGCTTTAAACTGCAATAAAATAATAAATTTATCAAAACTATCTAATTTAAGAAATAATTTTTTATCTTGTATTAAATCTTCAATAATATATTCAAAGTATTCAGCAAGACCTTTACTATCTTTATTAGTTGTAAATTTTAAAATATTAAGAAGATGGTAGTTTTTAAGCTCATTGAAATAAGCTCTACTTTCTAAACTAGGAATATATAGTTGTAATTTAAATTTATCTATCATATCAAGCCGAACGGATTGATACTACCAAAACCGCCTTGAAACCCACTTTGTATGGGAGAGATGATAGGTAGTTGACCCTGTTCTATACGCTTAATTATGTTGACAAGAGGGAAATACAAGTTTGGTGTAACGGTGTAATGAGAGAATATCCAACTAGTTTGAAAAATGTCAAGTACTTCACCGCTAGGGTCATATACTGCTTCTTCTGCATCTAATGTTATGGGTGCACAATTGTAAAACTGCCAAACCTTTCTCGGCACCATAGAAATGTTTTGATATGTTTGTGCATATTGCATAATAGTGATATCAGTTTTAACATTATAATAATCTCGTTTACCACCTAAATCTCCTGGGCGAGCTGAAAACCCCATGTGAGATGCTAAAATTATCCAAGGTCTTATAACAACATCTACAAATGATGTATTTGTTTCTCTAAATCCAATGCGTAAAAATGAACCGTATTTTTGACGTTCGGAACTTACAGGTCCTCCGAGAAACCCTCTATTATTTTTAATAGTAGCAAAATCTGTATCAAGTGTTTCTGGGGGTATAGAAACAGATGATGCAAACAAACAACCTATAATTCTTTGCAATGGGTAGCTTTTTAAAATATTTAACGCAGGATTAATATCATATCCCTTTTTATCACCACCGATAATCTCTAAACCTTGAATAATTCTTGTATTAAGCGCAGGTGGATAACGGTCAATTAAAATAACCCACTGTGTGCGCAATGGAATCGACGTCGACCACGATTCCATTTGTGTAAGAAAATAATCGCGAACTCCAATTAAAGGCACACCAGGAATATTAAATCCAAATAAATTTGTAACTTGTGGTGCAAATAACGGATTTTGTCCAGTAATTAATCCTTGTGCATTTTGTACTAAGCCGCGCGCGGCGTCGGTTATAGGGTTGTTCACTAAAAATATTTAATGAACTATTAAGGAAATTACGATACTCTCTTCCAATAATGATACGCTAATGTGGCAGTAAATCTTAAAATTTCACCGGTGCCATCAGCAATATTATAGGTAAGAGGCCCAACATTACGAACTGATACACCAACTAGTTGATATTGTGCAACTTTAACAAGTTTTGAGTCCAATTGTACTAAATCAATTGTAGAATTCTGTTTTGGTGTAAAATAATTGCCTGTGCTGTTGGCATCATCAAATGTGCTTCTTGACCAATCTTCAAATTTTTGACGAAGCTGTGATTGTGCATCAGCATAAAATTCTACTTGATATGCTTCGCTATTAGGATATGTGGCATTACCTGGAACGTTGAAATTAAGACCCATGTAAGGTACTTGTTTATTAGTAATTGCTCTCTCAGGCAATGTTGCGGTGCGAATGTATACAAGATCATTATTATCAAATGTTACTCCAGAATCACCTGCATTAATTGAGAGTACTCTGAATTGAAAATCGCGTGCGAAATCTCTTTCTTGCGCGACTCTATAAAAGTCTGATATGAGTTGATTTACGTCTGCCATAAAATTATTTATTCGTTATGCGATTATTTCGTTAAAATCTTGGCTTGTTCTTGTTGCGTAGAAGTTCACCAAGATATACTCTGCTGTTCTTGTTGGCTTCATGTAAATGTCAACAACAAGTGTATTGTCATCAATTACTGAAGGTGTATTATTTTTTTCATCGCAAATGATCAAGTAATCGTACACACCTTGTGTATTCTTTGCATTTTCAAAGAATGGTGTAATTGTGTTGATTACTTGTGTACGAGTAAAGAGAGTGTTGGGTTCAAATATGAAGCTCTTAACCGTGTTGCGTACCAGTGTTTCAAGATTGATGAACAATCTACGCACATTGATGCGATCAAATGCGCTTGGCTGCCGTTGCAATGTCTTTTGACCATACACTACAAACCCTTCGGCTGGGAAGAATGCAACTGGATTAACACTAATCTTGTATAGTTGGTCGCGTTGCTTTTGCTTGGGGTACAATGCAATATCAACTACACCTGAAACATTGCCGCGGTTAAATCCAGCTGGAGCAAACCATGGTTGGAAATTTGTATCAGTTCTTGCCATTAAGTTTGCTGCAAAACCTGAGAATGGTACCCAGACTTGTGAACTAGAAGCAGAATCATTAACACGTGCACAGTTTGCATACACACAAGCATAGCTTGTATTGATTGCATCATATACATTGCGTAATGGCCAGTAAATGTTGGATGTGAAGTTTGTATCATTTCTATCGATTGTCTTGGTGTTTCTGCCTTGTATGAAGATTGGTAGAGGTGCATCAGCAATAAACATATGATCTTTGCGTGCATCTTGTGCAAACACTCTAAATTCTTCAAATACGCTTGCATATGCATCTCTTAAAGCTTTTGCATTACCAGTAATTCCAGCAGATGATGATAAGCCATCATAACCAGTTATGTATTTGTAGTCATCGAAGATGTCATTATTAGCTGAAGCGCTTGCGTAAATTGTTCCAAGACCACCTTCAACTGTCAAAGTTAACGGGTAAACATCATAATTTTCAAGTTTCTGTAGAAGTTTATTAACTTTGCCTGGTACATTGCCAATGTTCTTCGTGTAAGGATTGTCTAGTGTGTATGAACCAAGCGGGAATAATGCACCGGCACTACCAATACCGCCGCCACTGCCTATAAATGAAGCAACATGCTCAGGTGTGATACCAGTAAAGGTC